CCCGCCGACCCTAAAAACTAAATACAACTGATCGCTACTGCCTATTGTCGCCGACCATTCGCAATGAAGATAGCGGTAGCCGCTAGCTATTGAATCTACACTGGCAGACGAAACACCAGAAAGCGACACGGTCCCGAGTTGAGTCATAGCGCCGCCGCCAACATCAACCCAAGCGCTCCCAGAATACGTCTGCAAAGTGTCTGAATCAGATAAATAACAGATCATGCCCTCACTCGGTGAGCTAATGGCACTGTTACGAGCTGATGCGCTAGCGAAAACGTTTACCAGACTGTCACCGACTTGGTTCATTGCTGTCGAAGTTAAAACTTGGCCGGTCGTAAACTGTAAATAACTCATTTCAAAATCCTAAAGAGTTGTGATCGAGCCGCCCCAGAGTGGCGTCGTTTAATGTTAGGTAGCTTGTAACGTCTCGTGGCGTCATGCCTAGATTAACCCGCCACGTTTCGCCAACGGTGAACGTGTGCCCGATCTGTTGCAACGTGCCGTTAGTGGTTTGTTGAGATACGCCCGGCGGCGTAAATTCGACTGTCACGGCGTCAGCTAGTTCTAATTGTGCAATCGTGTTTTGTGTTCCGCTGCTCTGAGTGTCCAAAATGGCGGTTAAAGTTTCGATTCTGACTTCAGTAGAAGCGGTTTGGACCATCAAAAAATTGAGCATGTCAGTTACCGTGGCGTCACTCGTGACTAACACTTCGCCTAATGGTAAAAGCCGTATTCCGTAGGACGACTGGCTAGGGATTTCGTTAGCTGTAACAGTTGCGTTACCAGTACGGTTTGCCGTTAACCGGTTAAAGAGTTCTGCGCTAACTAGGTTGCGCCCTATTTGTTGATAAGGAACATCTGAACCATCATCGCTAAAAGTGACAGTAGGCGCTGAAGAAATAGGACCATAACGGTTTTCAAAACGCATTTGGCCAGTGCGGTTAACGTACAAATAACCCTGTTCACTGTTCGTTATTTGTTGCAAATATTGTACGGCGTTAATGTCGCTGCTCAACGTCTGAGCCGCTAACGTGCTTTGACCCGTGTCGATGCTTGTAGCGCCCTCATAATCAATGTTTACGTTAGCTAAAACAGCGCTAACACGAGCCCCGCTTTTTTGTTCACTAAAACTGGTTCCGCTTGTTAACGAACGGGTGCCTAGTTCGCTTGATTGGTCTTCAGCGACGACAGTAACCCAAGCGTCTCCCTCTGTGTCGTAGCCAAGTTTTATATCTTCTACAAGACCCGAATAAATTAAATTGCCGTTGCATTTAATAGTTACTGTGCGCCCTACCGTTATACCGGGGTAATAAGGGCTTGACGTGTTCAGCGGATCTAAAGCTCCGTCGATGTTTCTAAACAGCATTCGTGCTTTGCCGGGACTGAAAGGCATAGTCCAATCGTCGCGGCCTCGACGTGTTGTGAATGAGACGCAACGATCAGTTAAATCGACCATTACCTCTGTGCCACCTAAAACAAAATCGGTGCTGTCAAGCTTGCCCCGAACAGCGTCATCAAGCGTAAAACTGTTGTCAAACGCTGGGCCTACAAAACCAATTTCGACAGTAGGCGTTGGGGTAGCCATTAAAGGGCCTGGCCGTTAAAACCTATGGCGTCTATCGGAACGCCGCCACTGTTACGGTTAGTGCGCCTTAGGTTGCTTATCAAAGCGGCGCCGTCAATGTCGTTAGCGTAAATGTTTACTGTTTGCTGCGTCATGCCGTGAGCACCGGCGCCCATTCCACCTGGCATTGGCAGAACCGGATTAGTAGAAGGTTTAACCGGAGTAAACCCGGCGTTGCTAGAACTTGGCGGACCTAACGCCGAAGTGTCCGGCAAGCCAATTAACCCAACCTCCGGTATATCGATCAACGGCAGCCGGTTTATTTGCCTTATCAGGAAGTTGATAGCGGAAATAAACTCGTTAGCTATGCCGTCTAAAACGTTCTTGAATTGGGTTAGTAAGGCGTCGAAAGCGCCACGGGCAAGAGATTTAACCCGGCTAGGTATGGCTTTAACGATGTCGTAAATTTTGTCTACAGACACCCGGATAGCTGTTTGTACTGAATCTAAATTAAAGAAAGTGGTAAAAGCATTTTTTATAGTCTTCAGCGTCGTCAATATTTGATTGTAGAACCCGGAAAATATGCCTTTTATTCCGTCCATTGCCATTTGAAAATCGCCGGTAAAAACGCCTTTTAAAAATGTAACTATGCCTCGGAAAACTTCTTGCAAGTTTTCAATCATTTTTGTAATGCCGTTAATTATGGGCTCCGCTACTGCTTTTACGTCCTCAAACACTCTCGTTACCACATAGCGAAACGTCTCGGACTCTTGCCAAAAGAACGCTATAGCGGTCACAGCGGCACCAAATAGGGCGATAAGTCCCCCAACGCTAAAGATAATGCCGCCCAGAGCGACCACGGCGGCGCCTATCGCCCCGACAAGCACAACCCCTACGGCAGCAGCGAGGCCCATAATAAACGGCTTAGGGTTTGTTTTAATAAAATCAAAGATTTTACGAATAATTGGCTCTACTGCTTCTCTTGCCCGGTCAAACGCTTCCCGCAATTTAGGTAACCACTGTTCGGCCAACTCTTTGACGCGCTGTTTCACTTCTTCTAATCGTGGTGCAAAACGTTCCGCTAACGCAATAAGGTTTGCTACGCCTTCAGCTAGTTTCGCCGCTACCGGTAAAAGCGCCGTACCTATGGTGATGCCAACGTTTTTTAATCGTGCCTGCAAGATTCGTTGCTGGTTAGCAAGTCCCCCAGAAGTTTTAGCAAAGTCACCCAAAGCGCCCTGACTGCCTAACGCTTCCATAATGAGTGCTTGACGTGCCAGGATCTTGTTACCTTCCGATACTTCCCCGTTTAGATCGCCTAAGCCCATTTCTAACGCTTTGGCTTCGACTTGTGCGGCGTTAATGAGAATGCCAATTGATTGCAACGGTTCGGAGCTTCCACGTAAGCCGGCACTAAGTTTTTCGATGGCTTCAGCCGTTGTGAGGTTGTTAAAGCTCGCCACATCTGCAGCGGTTGTTACAAGACTGTCCGCAAAAGTGCTTAAATCGTCGCCCGATAGGTCGGCGGCTTTGCCGAACACGCCGAAACCTGAAGCGGCGTCTAGAAACTCTGCTTTCGATAATCCAACGGCGGTAGCTGCTTTACCTGCGGCGGCAATTATTCCGTCCGAAGCGTCTAAAAATATGGCTTGTGTCTTCGACATCGACTCGTCAAAGTCGCTTGCTAGGTCTACGGCCTTAGCTCCCAGACCTACAGCAGCGACGCTAATTCCGGCTGTCATCTTTGCGAAAGACGCCGCTACTTTCTTCGTTGCGTTCGCTGTTGACTTAGAAAAGTTGTTTAACGACTTAGTGGCGTTCTTAGTGGCTTTGCGTAAACCGGAGGCGTCGCCCCCAATCAACATAGATATAGACGCTTTTTTACCTGCCACGGTTCGCCGCCTCTATTGCGTCGTCCAATATTTCTTTTAACTCGTCTTCATAGTAATCCACAACGTTTCTAAATTGAATGTCTGCAGCTTTATAGATAAACGGCTGAGGTGTTCGCCGGGTCTGGGCTCGACGCATTAAACGGTCCGTAAACGTGACCGGATCACCAAAAAGGACACGACCCACGTAAGGAATCTTTTTACGTCCTACCCGAACTACGCCGCCTTTTGTGGTGCCGCTGGTTCTAATGTCGTTGCGGAGCCGTCCGCTTCGTACCGGCGCTTGCCTGCGTGCTTCGTCGGCCACGATGTCGGCGGCGCCCTTGTGGATTTCCTTAAACCGTTTCTTAAAATCGGCGTCAATACGACTCATGAGGCGTTGGGCTTGCTTTAACCCCTTTATCTCTATTGTGGTTAATCTACCGGTATTTCGTTTTGCCACGGCTTCGGGCCTGCCTCGCTGCTTTTTCTTCCGCTTTGACTTTCTCGTTCCATGCAGTTAGTAGCCCCATGAGTGCTAAAGAATCGGCGTTTAATAAAACATCCAAAGGTTGTCCGGTGTTAAGAGCTAGCACCCCTAACTGGTAGGCGTAGCTTCTTCGGCTAAAGGGGTTTCGTCGGCCTCAAATTCCACCGTATATCCGGCGTCAAGCCACTGGTCGAAGTCTAGGCCGTCGTGTTGTGCTAGACGGCGTGCCGCTTCGTATCCGAGCCAGTAAATATATTCCAGTCGTGGGCTTTCGCCCATTTCTAGGATAGATACGTTAAATTTTCGCTCAAACGCTATAAATAGCGCCCCTGTGCCGTCGTATTTCCGGACGACGCCTTGATTGTCTACGACTTGGATTTGTGCCCGCAGCATCATTTACTCCTGTTGTTAGCTGGTTGCTTGTACGACTGCGCCGGTGATCGGCCAGGACACGCTAGCGGTTGCCAACTCGCCCACTGTTCCGTTAATTGATGGCCACTCGGTAACAAGTGCGCTAAACGTAAACGAAGGGTTAGTAGCGGCGGTTGCGCCTGCGTCGTTCTTGACTACCACGCTTGTTACCGTTCCAAGAAGCGGACGAATTGTGGCTTGCGTTTTAGCGGACGCCAAATCTTGATTAAATTCAAGATCGATAGTCCCGCTTTTTAACCCGCCAATCATAGTTACATTGTCATCACCCATGGCGGTTGTTTCTAATTGCGCTGCATCCTCGCTAAAAGTAATCGAGGTTACCGCGTCGCTAAGGTCAACGGAATTTATTATAACCGAAGCATTATTTAACATATATGCGGCCATTAGTTATCTTCCTTTTTCGTGGCTCGACTAGCGGACAAGTGTCCGCCCTCTAATAAGGCTTCGATATTGACGCCTAACTTTTCGAGGTCTTTTTCTGTGACGCTTTCGCCAATTTTGCCGAACGTCACATTGTCCGATTTTATTTTGTAATCGCTCATACTGCGTAAACTTCCAAATCTAATCTGGCGCCCATAAACTCGCCCTCTCCTACAACGATCTGCCCATAATCGGCAACTCTAGTGATACGAGCGTCCGACGCTGTACCACCTAGCGTAGTGTCTCCAGCGATAGCGTTATAAACACTTCCGGTACCTGAGACATAACTATCTAGTTTGTCTTGCGCTGTTTCGGCGTAGAAACGTTGCGCTAACACTAAAATCTCAAAATTGAAACGCTGTAATTGGCTTGCGTTGGTGCTTGCTCCCATAGAAACGTTGTATTCGACGGGTGGCGCTCCTGGCACTACAACCGCTACCGGTGGAACCGCTCTATCTGGGACAGTGTCAAACACTGCGATAAGCCCGGAAAGCGTTTCTAGACGGGTTTTAATGCCGTCTTTTATGGCGGCGTAGTCTGCCACTATGCGACACCTATCCGCCTGTAACCGGCTAACAAACGTTGCATATCGGGGTCTTGTCGCGTAATGCGGATAGGCCCGAAGTCGTTGACTATTCCGGCAGCGATACCTAGTGGACTGCTGCGACGTTGAAACAGTCGAGCTGCCAAAATCAGGGCAGCTTGTTGCACTGCTCCCGGTACAGACGTCTTGTAGCCCCATTTCGCCGTTACTTGGACCGTAGGGCGATCACTTGTGTAACGAGGAAACGGGCTAGAAACGGCTCGAATAGCGTTATACGGTGCACTGTTGCCGATAACAATAAATTCGCTTGTTATTGTTAGCGTCGTGGCATAGGTTCCGTCGTCGCTTTCGTCCTGTTTCACTACAAGACCTGTCAGGCTGTAAAAGTCGTCTGTGTAAACGATCACGTTAGTTGAAGGCTGATAAACGCGAGGTGTTGCGGAGCCGTCCGCTACGAACGTCCTCCCGCAATACTCGTCTATCTCCCCTTCTGCTGCGTCTATAGCGTCTTCTATATAGGCGTCTTCGGACGTAGTGCCCGAA